ATAAAGTATTTAAGTGTATAGTTGGAGTTCATCAATCAGGAACACCCTATCATTATTTTAGAAAAGTAAATAACCTCACAAAATCTGGACTTTATGTAGTAGAAAAATGGACTAATGAAAGAGATGAAATCATTATATTCCACAATAAAAAAGAGATAGATTTATTTACAGATGTAATTGAAACTATTGAAATACTGAAAACTCAAAAACTACGAGATAAAAAATTACAACAACTACTTTGAAATGTTTTGTATATGAAATCACAATAGATGGTGTTAGAAGATATGTAGGATTTACAGATAACCTCAACAGGAGACAAAAAGAACACATCAGGGACTATAAAAAGGGTTCTAATAAGTATTTATATAGCAAGACCCGCGAAGTATCACCACAAACGATATATGAACTTAAAGTAATAGCAGAGTTTGATGATAAAGGTGATGGTAAAAGATATGAAGCCTTATTGATACTACAAGATTACTTTAATGAAAAAAACCTATGGCAGAGTTTTCCAGTAGGATTTAAGTATTTCTAAAAAATAAAATGGATATATGAGTAAAAAAACAAAACTAATGTTAGGTGACAATATTGAGAACCTCAAAAAATTATCAGACATAGATATTAAGTATAGTATATCATCAGATGGATACATCATTAATGATTTGACTGGTAAGTTAGTCATCTTTAATCTTGATAATAAAGGATATAAAAAAGCACGACTATACACACCTTTATCAAATCACAAAGATAAACGAAAACCATTTAGATTACACCGATTAGTCGCAAAGGCTTTTTTAGAAAACTATTCAGATAAATTACAAGTAAATCATAAAGACGGTAATAAATTAAATAATAGCGTTGATAATTTAGAAATGGTTACAGCATCAGAAAATATGTATCACGCTTGGAATAAATTAGATAGTTCAGTGAGAAAAGAAAAATTAAACAATAGAAGAGATAAGTATGGAAAATTTAAATAAAAGAGTAAAATTATTACAAGGTGATAATATGGTAAGTTTTAAAAAATTACCAGACAATAGTATAGATAGTGTGATTACTGATGGACCATATGGTTTGTCTTTTATGGGTAAGAAATGGGATTATGATGTACCATCAGTTGAGTTCTGGAAAGAAGTATATAGAGTTCTAAAACCCGGAGGTCATGTTTTATCATTTGGTGGAACAAGAACATACCATAGGATGACGGTAAATATAGAAGACGCAGGATTTGAGATTAGAGACCAGATTATGTGGTTATATGGTTCAGGTTTTCCGAAATCAAGAAATATTGGTAAAGATATAGAAAAGATAAATGTTGGTGGTTTGAGTAATCTAAAACAGATAGGAACTAAAAAAGGAACCGTGGCGACTAATCATCACGAGTTAGCAACAAAAGATAAACCGAAAGGTTTTTCATATAAAACAGCATCACATACATTAAGTCATAGTGAAGTAGCAACAGCAAGAACACAAACGACTGGTGATATACCAGTATATGAAATCAATAATGAATATGATGGCTGGGGCACAGCATTAAAGCCAGCCAACGAACCTATATGTGTAGCCAGAAAACCTTTAAGTGAAAAGTCAGTTGCTGAAAATGTTTTAAGATGGGGAACTGGTGGTATTAATGTTGATGGTTGTAGAATTGGAAATGAAACTATAAAAAGTAATGGTTATTACAATCAAGATGATACAGGAGTTATGAAAATGGGTATATCTAAAAAATCAAAAGAAGAATATAATGGTAATGAGCATCAAGGCAGATTTCCAGCCAACATCATATTAGAGTGTTGTTGTGATGAGGTGATTAAGGGTGAAAGTGGTGAGATTAAGAAAACAACAAGAGATAGGAAATATGAAGTTGATGATGAAAAGTTTAAGGGGTTGGGAACAAGAATTGAGGCAATAGACAACTACAACGACAAAGGTGATATACACACTAATCCTATGTGTCCGTGTTTTATTATGGATGAGCAGAGTGGTAATGTCAAAGGTGGTAAGAATATGGAACCTTTTATGAGTGAGGCACATAATGATATAAAAATGAACTCATCAAAGGTAATAAATAGAAAGGGATATGGAGATAAAGGCGGCGCCTCACGATTTTTCTATCAAGCAAAAGTATCAAAGGCTGAAAGAAATATGGGGTTAGATGGCTTTGAGGACAAAGAAAAGATAAAAATACTACTAAACAGAAAGTGTGTTGCTTGTAACAATTGGGAAAATAAAGGTGCTGGCAATGGTATAGATTATTGTAAATGTGATGAACCTAATTTTGTTGATTTAACTATTAAAACAAGTAAGAATAACCATCCAACCGTTAAACCAGTTTCTTTGATGGCTTACCTATGTCGTTTAATAACACCATCTAATGGTATAGTCCTTGACCCGTTTATGGGTTCAGGTTCTACTGGTATATCTGCTCTTTTAGAAGGTTTTAGATTTGTAGGTATGGAGATGGATAAAGATTACTTTAAGATTGCTGAGAGTAGAATTGAAAACTATGAACAATATAGAAAGTTCATCAAAAAATAATATAACACCGTAAAATGAGTAGAAAGAGAGACCCGAAATATAAAAAAATTGACTTAATCAACAAGATAGTTGAGATGAGTTGTAGTGGTATATCTCAACCAGAGATTTTACTATGGTTACAAAGTGAAGGTGATTGTAAGATTTCTTATTCATATGAACTTTTAAGAGAAGCAAAACCTATTATATTAGATACTCTTAAAGATATATCAAAAGATAGATTAGAAACAACAATAAGAGAGTTAGAACAAATGAAAATAGAAGCAAAAGGTTTTGGTGATAAAAAACTACAACTTGATATACAAAAAGAAATCAATAAGATTAGTGGATTATATCAAGAAAGAATAGATATTACATCAAAAGATGAAAAACTCACAAATGAGATAAAAGTTGTATTTGTAAATGGAGATAAAGGCAACGAAGGTTCTTGAAAAACTATTAAGTAGTGAAAAAAGATTTATCTTATCAGTAGGTTCATCTCGTTCCAGTAAGACATACTCTGTTTATCAGTATGTTTTACTTTATTGTATTCAACATAAAGGCGAAGGTAAATGGATTAGTATGATTAGAAGGAGTTTTCCATCACTTAAAAGAAGTTTATTAAGAGAGTTTATACAATTTATAGATGAACTTGGTTTATATTCAGCAAAGATACATAACAAATCATCACAGGTAATAGAATTATATGGAAATTATGTAGAGTTTTTCTCATTAGATAACTTTGAGAAGGTTAAAGGTTCTAAAAGAGATGTGGCTTACCTAAATGAGATTACTGAAATAGATTACGAACCAGCGAACCAAGTATTTTTAAGAACAACTGAAAAGATAATAATGGACATGAACCCGTCAGATACATTCCACTGGGTATGGGATATGAGAAATAGAGAAGATGTAGATTATATCCACTCAACATACAAAGATAATCCATTTTTAGAACCAGATGTTGTCCGTCAAATAGAGAGTTATAAAGAAGTAGATGAGAACTATTGGAGGATTTATGGATTAGGATTACCCGGTATATCAACAACAACAATATATTCACACTGGAAAACATATAAAGAGCATGAGTTAAAAGAAAAACATATCATTAATGAGTGTTATGGTTTAGATATAGGATATAACCATAAAACCTGTTTAGTTAGATTAAGAGAAGGAGAAGATGGACTTTATTTTAATGAAGAGATATATTCATCAGGATTAACAACAGGCGACCTTTTAGATTTAATCACATCAAAAGGATTAAGAGACAATATATTTTGTGATAGTGCCCGTCCTGATATAATAGAAGATTTAAGACGAAGGAGATTACTGGCGAAGGGAGCAGAAAAGGCGGTCAAAGAAGGAATACTTTACTTAAAATCAAAACCGATTTATATAGAAGAAAACTCTACAAACTTGTTAGAAGAGATTAAACACTATCGTTGGAAGTCAGCAGGAGAAGTTATATTAGATGAACCGATAAAACTAAATGATGATGGTATGGACGCGATGAGATATGCGGCTTATTCATCAAGAAAAAAACAATCAGTAGGAGTTCCGTTCTACACAACCACAAATGAACAAAAGAGATATTTTAGATAAATTATGGAGAAGTCCTATGATAGAAGATATGTTAGTTAATATAACTTATGGAAATCCACTAAAAGAAGATTTAAAATCCGAGTTGTTTTTAATTTTAATGGAGATGCCAGATGTTAAAATCATCGCGGCTCACAACGGAAACTGGCTGACTTATCTTTGTGTTAATATACTTAAAAAGATGTGGAGGTCAAACACATCACCATTTTACAAAAAGTGGAGAAAAGGATTTGGTGATGGAGAACCACGAGATATGATAATGGAGTTAGATGATTTTGATTATGAAAAGTTAGATTTAATTTTAGGTTTCGTAGATAAATTACCATTTGTAGAACAGGAACTTTTTAAGATGAGATATAAGATAGGAAAATATGATAAGTGGTTTGGTGAGTTAAGAGATAAAGATTGTAAGAAGTCAGTATATTCATATAGAAAGATAGAAAATAAACTGGCAATAGAAACTAAAAATGGAGAAAAACCTATAACAATAGACCACTCCACGGTAGAAAAATACCATAAAAGGTCAATTGAAAGAATAAAAAAAATGTTAAAAAAGTATGAGTGATAATTACATTTATGATGAAGGATTAAATGACGAACAAAAAGCCGTGGTTAAAATCGTTTTAGGAGATGATGATATATGGTATATGGACTGGGATGATTGGAACCTAGCACAACAAGAAGGTAGAACTAAACCAGTGATATTTAAGGATAAGTTGATACTCGTTGATGACGAGACATATTTAGAACTGAATAAACTGACTGACTGGTTAAAAAATAATATATAAAATATGGATTACGATTTAATAATAAAACTATTTTTAGGTTCATGGGTTTTAAGTTCATGGGCTTACACTTTGGTAGAAGATTTTGACTTAAATAAAATACCGAAACAAAAACTGGTGAGGTTTTTTTCATCAGTAGTTCTTTATGTTTTTAGTTGTCCGAAATGTTTTTCATTTTGGTTTTCTTTAATGATATCACAGAACTTTTTTATAGCAGCCGGGGTTTCTTTTTTGATTATGTTAGTAGATAAAATAACACAAAATATAAAAACTAAATTGTAAAAAATAAAATGGATATATGAGTAAAAAAACAAAGTTAATGTTAGGTGATAATATCACATCACTAAAAAAATTACCTGATAATAGTATAGATAGTGTGGTTACAGACGGTCCATATGGTCTTACATTTATGGGTAAGAAATGGGATTATGATGTGCCGAGTGTAGAGTTCTGGAAAGAGGTATGGAGAGTTCTAAAACCAGGCGGTCATATCTTATCGTTTGGTGGTACCAGAACTTATCACAGGATGACGGTGAATATAGAAGATGCTGGCTTTGAGATTAGAGACCAGATTATGTGGTTATATGGTTCAGGTTTTCCGAAAAGTCATAACATAGGTAAGGCAGTTGATAAATTACAAGGTAATGATAGAGAGGTTGTTGGTAAATCACCTAATGAAAGATTGAATACAACTGATAATGATAGTCGGGATTGTAATGGATTAAAAAAAGAACTTAATATAACAAAAGGCACCTCACCATATGAAGGTTGGGGCACTGCATTAAAACCAGCCAACGAACCTATATGTGTAGCCAGAAAACCTTTAAGTGAAAAGTCAGTTGCTGAAAATGTTTTAAGATGGGGAACTGGTGGTATTAATGTTGATGGTTGTAGAGTTGCAACTGATGATGATACAAGCAGAAAGACAAAAACTTCTGGATTTTTTAATAGTGATGAAATAGAACAAAGAGTAAATGGTGGTTCAACAGAAGGCAGATTTCCCGCCAACATCATTTTAGAGTGTTGTTGTGATGAGGTGATTAAAGGTGAGAAGGGTGAGGTTAAGAAAACCAACAGGATTAGAAAAGGTGAGGCAGCGGGTGGATTAGATATAAATGAAAAAAGAAAAGCGGTTGAAGGTATTGACAATTATGGAGACAAAGGTGATATACACACAAACCCTATGTGTCCTTGTTTTATTATGGATGAGCAGAGTGGAGATAGAAAAGGGATGTCTGGTGGAGGACAAGGAAACGGTTGGTTTAATAATCATAAAAATCAAGAACAAAAAGAAAAACAATTTTATAATGATAAAGGCGGAGCCTCTCGGTTCTTTTATCAAGCAAAAGTATCAAAGGCTGAAAGAAATATGGGGTTAGATGGATTTGAGGATAAAAACTATCAAATCAATCAAAAACACAACTCTAAAACCTTAGAGGAGAGATATAATCTAAAAACTAAAAACAACCATCCTACGGTAAAACCAGTTTCTTTGATGGCTTACCTATGTAGATTAATAACACCACCTAATGGTATAGTCCTTGACCCGTTTATGGGTTCAGGCTCAACTGGTATATCAGCACAACTTGAAGGATTTAGATTTGTTGGTATGGAGATGGATAAAGATTACTTTAAGATTGCCGAAAGTAGAATAGAAAATTATGAACAATATAGAAAGTTCATCAAAAAATAAATAGATTATGACAACAGACGATTTCATTTTAATTGAACATCTCATAACCTTAAAAGAGATGGGTATGGCTGAGAAGTCCGAATTAAGAAGGATTATACAGACATATTTAGACAAAGGATTTAATATGTGTATGACATGCGACCCACAGGTAGTTCAGGCTTTTAAGAGGCTGAAAACATGGTGGTCTTTACATCGAGACGATTACTATAAATCCATATTTGTTAAGGAAACCACTACAAAGAAAAAAAGTAATAAAAAATAAAAGATAATTTATGGTTATATGTAAGATTGGTGAAAAAGAATATAATTTGCCAGAAGGTTGGAACGAAGTTAATTTAGATAAGTTTGAAAAGATTATCAAAAAAAATCAATCCATTTCGGAATACAAATCACAGGTTCTTTTTGGACTTGAAATCTTTTCTATTTTGATAGATGCTGATATTGAGGACTTAAAAACTTTGACTAAAAACTCATTTGAAGTTCTATCAAAAGAGATAGAGTGGATTAATGTAGCACCAGTAGGTGAAGAAAAAACCGAGTTTAAGATAGGTAATGAGATTTTTAGACCATTAAAAGACCTGAATAAACTAACGATGGGTGATAACATCTCATTAGAACTTTTAATAAAAGATAGTGATGAAGCAAATATGTTGATTAATATATTACCAGTTCTTTTAAGAAAGGTCAAAAAGGT